CTAAAAAGCATTTAAATATTATTATGTTAATAACAATATTTAGTTCTAAAAAAGAAAATTATTTAGTCACTATACCTGTTTCTACGTCTATTGTTAGCTGGTCACTGTAGAATGTGAAGATTATTACATCAATAGCAACGTTGCTATTATTAGTAAATGAAACGTTAATATTACGAGGTTGTAATTTATCCGCAATGTTGCCACGCTCTACATTTACAAAATACCATTTACTGGATTCCCAATATCCTTGGGATATTAGACCAGTTGAAACGCCAAAATCTGATGATGTAAGTTGTTCGGCTAAATTTACTTGTTCTAAGAAATTTTCATAGGTCATATTTAGAGTAGAGTTGAGAACATTTTGACCACCTATAGAAACTTGAAGATTAGTAAGAGATAATGGAGACATAGTAGCTGGGCAGGTATCAAAAGGAGACTTCCATTGAAAATCGCCAAAGCCACTATTTGCTCCAGTAGTAGCACCTATAAATGGACAGATTAATACAGCTGTAGGATGAACAATACCTGAATTAACTAAAGCATTAAAAGAAGATCCATTAGTAATATTAGTATAGCTGTTAGTTACAAAACTACGATAAATTACTTTTTTGTTTCTGTTTCGTTGTACATAATCAATTGATTTTTGAGGATCTACAGTTACTTGAGAATAGTATAAACGGCAATTGGGTAATGGATGAGCTATATTGGAAGCTGCTAAATTGATACCTGCGAAACTGGTTGTTGGAGGACGAGCGATATATAGACCAGCTACTATTTGTGATGTTCCATTTTTTAATATTCCTGCATCAGAACTAGTACTAGGTACAAAATTAACCATTAAAGGACAAGTATTTGAAAAAGTGTTATTCGCAGGTGTTAAACTATAGTTCTGATTCGCACTATCAACAGATCCAACAGCTACATTAACTGTTCCTGTATTGACCCATAAACGGAGTTGTGCATCTAAACGTTTTACTAATCCTATTTTATTTAGTGATTCGAAGAGATAATTTAGTTTTATGACGGCATAATCATGCCATACCATATAATTATTTTGTACTGTGTAATATGGGCGGAATTCATTATTTAGTTGTGTGGGGGTCATTAAAGTATTAGTATTTCCATAAATACCTTGACCGCTTGTATTAGTAATATCAACATATCGACCAATTTTATATTGATTAGCCGGATTACCTATCGTAGTATTTTGAGCTCCTAAAGCTATTTGATTATCTGAAGAAGAAGCAAATATTCGATTATTAGAGTATCCATTTCCAGAAGCGCCATTAGTAGCTGCAAAAGCTGGTTGGTATTTAGCAGATTTAGGGTTATCTAGAGTTGGAGAAAATCCGATAGAGTGACCAAGGGCAGCTAAATCATTGACACTCATTTCTGAGATTAATTGAAAGTGCCGAGCCATGTTGATAAAAGGTTGGCATTGCTCTATAGATTTTCCATTTACGACGACGTCCGCTTGATGAATTAAATTCAAAAAGTCGCTTTTGATAGTACATAGCGCTTGAGATGCTGGCAAAGGAGCTTGAAGGGTTGTACCATTTGAAAATCCAGCTACTACAGCAATTGGTAAAACTGCAAAGAGTTCCGAAGTCTCTGTAAATTTCTGAGAATTGTAGATTTGACCAAGATCAAAATTGACTAAGGTAAGACTGTTATTAGTATAAACACCATTATTAATATCATTGATGTAGTTGTTATATTGTTTATCTACATAAGGGGAGTAATCTGTTGCATCTTGAGCTTCTGAAGTTTTCATAAACTCATAATTGTCAGACATTCTATATATATATAATCTATATATATATTTTTTTTTTAAAACTGAAATTTTTAATATTTTATCTTTAATTAATATATATATATATATAGAATGTCATTTTTAAACAAGCGTGTAGAAGATTCAATTAAACAAGCAAAATTATTAGCACAAATGAGTGAAATGAGTTATAGATCATTAAATGGAACAAGACAAACAAGAAGCAGTTTTACAAACAATGATTTAAAAGAACAACCAGACACAGATAAACCAGCTACAGGGAGTTTAACTAGTGAAATGATATCTCAGTATAAACGAGAACAAGAAGAACAAAATAAATATGTAGATCCAACAGGTGTAGAATATCAATATGCTCCTACAGGTATAAACCCAACATTAAATACTGCTTCTTTAGTTGATGTAACTTCACTAGGAAGACCTGCTGACCCGTCAGATGTACAAAAAGAAAATATTAATTATGCTAAGATTTTACAAGAAATACAAGATAAAAAACAAGAAATACAAGATAAAAAAACAGAAGGAAAAATATTAGAAAAAGAAAAAGCTGACAAACAAGCAAATGTCAAAGAATTGAAAAAACAACGATCTACAATAGACCAAATAAAAAAACAAGTAGAACAAGAAGAAAAAGATGCAAACAATCGATTAGGTATTCTCACAGCAATAACATCTCCAACAGCAGAAGAATTGAAAGAAATAAGCGAATTAAATAAAACAATACCAAAATTACAAAAAGAAATAATTCAATTAGACCAAGAAATAACAGATTTAGAAGCTATATACTTACCAATTGAAGGTTTTGAATTACCAAATTTAGTGTCAGATATTAACACACTTGCTGCAGAAATAAAACAAATTCAAAGTGTTGATATATCAGGATTAGAAAAAGCACTAGAGAAATCATACAAAAGCATTATAACATATCAAGACAATATAAAAGAAAATGAAATTATTGTCAAAGATACAGAAAGGGAAAATAAACAGAAACTAAAAGAACTTGAGAATACATTTAATATAATGAATAAAAACAGATATCAAGTTACACAAGACCCCACAGAAAAAGACACGGATTTTATAGCACGTATTAAATCATTGGAAAATTTAAAATTTGATCCAACTATTTTTAAAGATCGAGCAGCAATAGAAGGCAATAAAAAATTCATGAAGAATTTGAAAGACATTACAAGAGATGAAATTAAAATAAGTGAAATTGTAAATTCCTTTCCAGTTCCTGAAGAAGTATTTTTAATCAATAGTAATTGGACTTCTATATTAAATATATTAAAAAGACAATTCGGTTTTAATAATCCGGGAATATCAGCAAGTGAATATAAGGCTGAAATTGAAGAAGCTCTTGAATCTGTGCAATCTGGTAAAACAACAAATATAACAGTAGTAGCACCCGGAGCAACAGCAGCATCAGCAGTAACACCATCTGCAACACCCGGACCAGTAGTAGCATCATCTACACCCTCTGGTTTAATTGATATACCTGATGATAAAGGTGCACCATCAGGTTTTCAATATGAAATAGCTGATAATTCACTAGTTATTTCAAACAATTCAGGTGATATAGTATATATAAAAATAGCTGAATCAAAAACTTTAAAAAAAGTATTATTTTCTAAAACAAACAATAATCAAGGAAGTTTTAAAGCATTCAATTTTCTTCTTGCGTCAGGTGAAATAAGTTTTTCAAAATTTAAAAAAGACTTTTTTAAAGGTAATACATATGTATATAATCAAATGTTTGGTGCATCATCAAATTATTCAGATATTTATAATCATATAAAAAATAATTTTTCTTTAAAGGATATCGACAAAACAGATTTAAAAAAAGTACAACATGAAGGTAAAACTATAGTGGGTTATGGTTTAAAACCTGAATCTATACCAGATATTTGTCATTTTGGAAAAAATATTATTTTATTAAAAAAATTATATTATAATAATATCTTATCAGTTAAAAATAAAAAAATGCATGCCATAGAGTATTTTACCAATGTTAAAGTAAGTGATAATTTTGTAGATGTTATATTACAAATGTGTAAAAATTCAAAACCAAATACAAATGATTTAACACAAGATGAAAAACAATTACTAGATACATTATTACATGTATGTGGTATCAAATCTTCAGCTAATTCTAGTAAAAAAGACGATGTTGTACATGAATTAAAAAATAAATTTAAATTAGTTGAAGGGCAACTTAGAGCAGGTAACAACAACCCTTTAGTTATAAAAGAGTTAAAAGATATACTAAAAAAATTAACTTTGTATAATGCTGTTTCATTAAAGAATTCAAAAGAATATTTAAAACAATTTTAAAGTCGTAAAACGACTTTATAAAGTCCGTCGGAATTTAAAAAATATATATAGATTTTAAATTTATTTTCTATTTTATTATTATATATAAATGTACGAAGTCGTTTCGGTTGGAAAACTTAGCGAAACTCAAAAAAGTAAATTACGTAATGGTCACCCTGTTAGAGTAAAAAAAGGATCTGGAAATTCACTTTGTTTATCTCATGATCAAATTAAAAAATTAGAATCAGCAGCAAGAAAAGGTAAAGCTGTAACAATCACTTTACACCCTGAACAAGCTGAAAAACATGGATCCGGTATTTTTGGTGACATTGCTACAAAACTTAAAAAATTAGCTGTACAAAATAAAGATCTTATTAATCCTATAATTGGAAGAGTTAGAGGAACTGCCAAACGTGGAGTAAGTAAATTAGCGAATAAAGCTAATGAAACCATTGATAAATATATAACTGATATTGAAGGCGGGGCATTATACCCGGCTGGCGCTGGTTTAGGTGGAGGTGCATTATATCCTGCAGGTTATTCTGGAAATGGTTTAAAAAAAAAAAGAGGACGTAAAAAAAAAGGTGAAGGTATTATTGGAGATGTGTTAAAAAATGTAATTGGTATGACTGGTTTAGGTGTGGGGGACAAAGTAAAACCTAAAACTTTAAAAGATGTATTAGAAAAACCAGAAGCTAAAAAAAGAGGTAGAAAGAAAAAAGGTGAAGGTATTGGCGATCTAGCTAAATTAGCAGCTAAAGCTCTAGCTCCTATAGCAATTGACGCTGCTTCTAACTTCGCTAAAGATAAAGTTGCTGGTATGGGTATTAAAAAAAAAAGAGGTAGAAAACCAGGAAAGGTTACAACAGGACAACTTTTAGGAATGACTAAACAATTAAAAAAAATGGGTCGAAAAAAAGGGGGAAAACTAGAACCAATTTTATATAATGTTGGTCCAGCAAAACCTCAATAAATAATAATATTATAATTTTTTATCTAAATTATAATAATATATATGTTTGAATCAGTCAATACAAATAATGAGTTATCAAATTTTGACATCATTAAAATAATAGAGGACATGAAATTAACCCATGTCTTTGGTGGTGTTTTTAGTAAGAATGAATTACCTATATTAGAAAGAAATAAATTTTATATAATCAATTTACAAGATTCAGACGCAGGAAATGGTACGCATTGGACTGTATTTTTTTATAATAAACCTTTAACAAGTATATATTATGATTCATTCGGCTTCATTGCTCCCTTAGAAGTACAAACAAAAATAAAACCATATATATATAATGATAAAGAAATCCAAAATTACAAAAGTAGCGCTTGTGGTTATTATTGTATAGCATTTATAAAATTTCTTCATAACAAAACTGATAAAGAAAAATCATTTTTAACATTTTTAAAATTATTCAACCTACAAACGTTTAAAAATGATAAGATATTATATGATTTATTGTATAGTTAGTTTTTCTAAATCTAAAAAGTTTAAAAAGTTCATTCTAAATCTTTCTTTTAAATTACCTGTCTTCAGATCTATTAAAAAAAAGTTAGGCGGGGTATTGGTGCATAAATTACAAGCTGATTTTATTATTGATGAATCAACATCAGCTATATTATGATTTCGTATAATGTTATTTAATGAAATGTTATCATTAATTTTGAAAAGAATAAAATAATTAATATTTCGTACTATTACTTTTGGTACAGAGGCATAATCCTGCGCCATGAGCCACACAGTAAAACCAAACTTACGCCCACTAATTAAAAAATCATTTATTGGTTTCATTTGTGATTTAGGTAAATTTATAAAATCGTCAAACACTATTAATTTTGGTTTATCTTTGTGTTTATCATCAAAATCAGATAATAATGGCACTTCTTCAATATCATTGATTAATTCAACGTTTTTACTTTCTAACATATTATATAAAGGTTCATCTGTTGTTGAAAAAGAACAAACAATAATTTTATAAAATTCTCCAGATGATCGTTGTATATAATTTACTAAAGCGTTTGATTTCCCGGAACCAGTACCACCAAGGCATAAAATCATAGAATTATTATATATGTGGTGTTTCTTCCAAGATTTAGGCAAATTAGAATTTTTTATTAATCCTAATTTGTCATAAAAATTAATAATTTTATCAGTCATATATATATTAATTTTAGAAATTAAATTTTAAAGATTTAAATTGTTTATTTGATGCTTTTTTAACTTTACCACCTATATTTAATTTACCCATTTGTTCAGATATAGCTCTATCTACTATTCCTCTGTTAGTAATTGTTCCTGTGCCTCTTGGTGCATCATATGCAGGTAAATGCATTTTTCTACCTAATCCCCCAATACCTTGACCTTTTGATTTATACGCTTTTCCGCGCATTAAAAGAACTTTAATGTTATCTCTGTAACCCATCTATATATATATTATAAGAAAATATTTTATTTTTTAATTCTTACAATGAAATTTATTAAAATATTACTATCTAAAATTTGTATATCCTCCATGTTTTGATCTACAATACTTACAGTAAATGAAGAGTATCTACCAGCGTTTAATTTAATCCATTTTTCTATATTATTATTAAAATTTAAATTTCTACCAAAATCGCCATTAATTGCAAAAGCATCTACTACATCAGTTTGACTAGATACATTATTATTAACTAATGAGCATCTTATAACAAGACTATTAACAGTCGAGCCTACAGGAGTTTGATTTGAATTACCAGAATAAGAAACTGTTGAATTGATACCATAATTTCCCGCAGTATATCCTAAAAATTTCCCAAAATGATTTGTGCTTAATATTTCAACGTATGGAGTAACTGCAAGACCAGGATAACCTGCCCAATTTGAAGGAGCAGTATAACCCGCGGGTAGTGTTGTAGGTATAGTTTTTAAAATTATTTGATTTGCGTAGTATGTAGGATTGAACAAGACATTGATATAATATATATAATTTTGCGTGCTATTTTCTATGAGATAAAAGCCATTAGTAACACAAAAACTCTGGATGAACGCATTTAATGAAGTAGTTGTATAAAATCCGTCTGGTAATGAAACATTAAACAATCTATAAATTGATGCTGAAGCTTTTGCTACAGTTATATTAGTCCCGGTAAAAGTAACTGTTGGAATAACAGTATAACCAGTACCTCCACCAGTAAGGGTCAAAGAATTTACAGATCCATTAATAACAGATGTAGCAGTTGCTCCTGTACCTCCATTTACAGGTGTTAAAGTCACAGTTGGAGGCGATGAATAACCACTACCAGGATTGGTTACTGTAATACTTGTAACAACACCTGCAGTTATAATAGCTGTAGCTGTAGCACCAGATCCTCCTCCTCCAGTAATATTTACAGTTGGCGCTGCTATATAACCTGATCCACCTGCAGTTACTGTAAAACTCGAAACAGGACCTGAAATAGTACAAGTAGCAGTAGCCTGTGTTGTATTAGCCCCTACTATTTGTACTGTTGGCGCAGTTTGATAACCACTACCACCATCAGTTATAGTTAATCTTTGAACAACAGTAGAAGGCCAATAAAAATTAAAAGCATTATTGTTATTTCTGGATGTAATATTGAACCATGAGTAAGGTATTTGTAGAGATGTAATCATAATTTCAGAACCTTCAGCTATTTCGAATGTACCATTAATGAAATCATATCGATAAGTATTTTTTAAAGCATTCACAACATTTGAACCATTGATGACTAAATTATAAGACATTTTATATATATATTTAAATTAGAAAAAAATAAAATATTAAAAATTAATATATTAATTAATTATATGACTTCAGCAGCTCCACCGACAGAATTTTTTCCAGGGATAAATTTTAATCCTTCTTTTTATAATTTGGGTCAATCTGCTGTTACTTTAGATTATCTAAATAGTAATTTTTTACGTTCTACCGGTTACGCAATTAGTAGAGCTCAATATACATTATTTAACGGTGCTGTTGATATAAAACAAAACTTAGATGTTTCAGGAAATGTAAATGCTAAGGCTTATTTTTTAAATAGTGTTCCTGTTAGTTTTTCTCAATGGACAACATCAGTTAATGACATTTATTATAATACTGGTAATGTAGGCATTGGCAAAACTAATCCTAATTCAATATATAAATTAGATGTAAGCGGAAATATTAATGCAGATAAAATTTTTAGAGCTGGTACAGAATTAACACAATATACAGATACAAACGTAAGAACAGTATTAAGTACGTCAGCGGGTACAAATATGACTTGGAATACAGGTACAAATAAATTTGATGTAGCAGCTCCTTACACAGATGCAAATACAAGAACAGTTTTAAGCACGTCAGCGGGTACAAATATGACATGGAATACTGGCACAAATAAATTTGATGTAGCGGCTCCTTACACATTACCAACAGCTTCCGCCGCCACTTTAGGAGGTGTTAAAGTTGGTAATAATCTTTTTATTGATGGCAATGGTATTTTATCCGCTACGTCGTCAGGTTTAACAGGAGCAGATATTTTTTTAGATGGAGGGGTAAATAATAGGGCTTATGGTTGGACTGGTGCTACATCTTTATTAGCAAGAGTTGGCACTGCTGGTGCTTATTCTCTTAATTCATTGGCAGAAGATGTAATTTTAAGAAGTCAAGGTAGAATACTTTTACAAAGTGGAACAAATGTTCCTGGTCTTACTATTGAAACAACTACAAATAATATAATTATTAGAAATAGCTTAGGAATTGGGATTACAACGTTTGGAGCAGGTGATATTCTTGATGTTGGAGGTGTTTTTAAAGTTGCTTATAACGGGGTTGCGGAAAGTCTAACAATAAGATCAACAGGAATAAATGTAAATAATACTCTAAATGTAAGCAGTGGTACCAATAATGGTGGGATTATTAGATTTGGTGGGTTTAGTGATGATAGTTCTTTAGATTTAGCAACAATACAAAATAGACAATACGCAACAAATAAAAGTGAATTGCTTTTATTTAAAGGTGATAACATTGAAGGTTTAACAGGTGCCGACAGAATACGACTAAGAGCAGCGGCAATTGCCTTTGATACTTTTTCAACTGATGTTACAACCTCAGCAACCACTGAAAATATAAGAATGTATATAGATAATACTGGTAATGTTGGTATTGGTACCACTACTCCATTAAGTAATTATTTATTAGATGTTAGAGGAAATATTATTTCTACTGGTAATATTGCTTTAGTCAATGCTTCAACGTCTATTTTTTGGACTGGTACCAGTTCAAATTTAGCACGGGCTGGAGTTGCTGGCGAATATTCAACAAGCGCTGCAATAAATGATATTGTTTTAAGAAGTGGTAATAATTTAATTTTACAAAGTGGAACTGGTGCCTCATGTGTGTTTATAAATACGTTAAATAATGTAGGTATTGGTACAACATCAATTACAACTGGAGTAAAATTAGATGTTAATGGACTTATTGAGAGTAGAACGGGAATAGGCGCTAATAGTTCTTTTTATTTTAGAAATGCCTTTAATAGTGATATTAATAGAGTTATATCCGCGGGACAATTTAGCACTGGTTCTGCCGTTGATGATATAGTTATTAGAAGTTCGAATAAATTAGTATTACAATCTGGTGTAACTGCTCCTGCAATTGTTATAAATACGTCAAATAATGTAGGTATTAGTACAACTGCGCCAATAGCTCCTTTAACTATTGGTAATGCTTCATTAGCAAATAATGACGGATTTATAGTTTTAGAAAAATGTACAACAGTAGGAACAACACGACAATTTAGAATAGGATTAAATGCTAATTTTGATTTAGCACTTGGAGATTATGGAGGAGGTAATGTAGCTGGTACATGGTTGCAAGCATTAAGGATAACTTATAGTGCTACATCTGATAGATTAATTATTGATAACAGTGTCACAAGTATTAATAATGACTTATTTATTACGTCAAGTAGATTAGTTCTTAGAGGAAATAATCCAACATTATATTTACGAGATACAGACCATCGTTCAGGAATGATTCATATGAACTCAAATATTATGTATTTTTTAAATGCTAGTGGTAATGATAGTGAAACATGGACACAACAAAATGGGCAGAATTGGTGCCTACAACTGAACATGAATAATAATGACGCTACATTTGGAGGTGCTATTATTGGTGGTAATTATATTCTTTCATCAACAGGTCAAGTATATGCACGTAGTACTTTTGATACTGTACTATGGGCAGATAGTGGTCAAATGTCTTTAAATATGGGTAATATTGGTAATGGCACAAATCCTGCATATTTAAAATTTGGAGCATATAGCAGCGCTACATATTTAGAAAGTAGTAATAATAGAGCAATAATATTTAATAATTGGTCTGGAACATTGTCAGGAACTCGGTATCAGTGGATATTCAATACAAATGCTACTTCTTATAATGCACTTAATTCTTCATCTTGGAATGTATTGTCAGACCAAAGAATAAAAGAAAATATAATAAAAGCAGATTTAAAAACTTGTTATAATAATATTAAAAATATTAATTTATATAGATATAATTATATTAATGAGTTTGATAGTAGTTCAAAAGATATAAATAAATTAGGTTATATTGCACAAGAAGTAAAAAAACATTTTCCTAAAGGAGTTATAAAAAAGAAACATAGATTAATAGATAATAGAGAGATCCCTGATTTATTAACCATAGATGTAGATCAAATTAATTTAACATTATACGGAGCAGTAAAACAATTAATTAAAGTAGTAGAGAAACAAAATAAAAGAATTAAAACATTAGAAACATTATTAAATATAGAAGATAACGATGATGTAGAAAATGACGCTGGGCAACCATACGAGAGAATATATGATGAAAATGAAATTAATATAGATGATATAGAACCTTCTGAACCATCTAATGAAGTGTAAATAATCAATAATTGTCAATAACTGACAATAACTATCAATTAATTGATCAGCTCAATCAATTAAAGAAATAACTATATTATTTTCTAATAAAACCACAGGTTTTGTAAAGCCCATGGCTTTATCATTCTTTGTTTTTGGCTTATCTGTTTTTTTTATTGATCCTTTATAATAATTGGTTTGTACTCTGGTTATTATTTTTTGTTTATTTTGTTTATAGTAATTAGCAAAATATTCTTTATTTCTATTATTAATATATTCTTTATTTTTTCTATAATATTCTAGATTTTTTTGTATAATTTCTTCTCTATGATTTTTATAATATTCAGATGATTTACTCATTATATTACTATACAATATTATTATTTATTTGATAATTAATACCATTAACTTTTTTTATTACATTACCTATTGTTCCATTGATTTGAATAGGCACATTGCGATCAGCTTCAGAATATTTTGAGGCAACTAATAATTTATATTTCTCTGGTATTTCTTCAAAAGCGCAGTCGGTGATTAAGTTGTCATATTTTAATACTAATAAATCAGCCTTCTCTTTTGTTATCTCTTCTTCAATTCCTTCGATTTCTTGAGATAATACCATGAATTGAGTAGAAAGTTTTTTAAAAATCTCAAATTTTTCACCTGCTTTAATACTATTATTTAATGACATTATTAATACACTTACAGCATTGACAACAATATTAGGTATTTTCATAGCGTTGGCATCTTCTGAAATACTATTAATAATGCACATAGCTGAAGAAGTAATAACTAAAGGAATATTAAAACAAAATTTTATAAATGACCAATGAGTAGAAGCTTTAGTGCATAGAAGTGTCATCGCCTCGCACTTGTCCAATAATTTATTTTTATCAAACATAATATAATATATAATATATATTTATAATATATATAAATGGAATTAAAAAAGTATTTTCCTTATGTTTCAACTGATAGACCTAGTAAAAAATTTTACATAATTACTAATGATAATAAAAAAGTATATTTTGGCCAAACTGGTTATGAACACTTCACAGAAGGACATTTAGATGAGCGTAGAAAATGGGCGTATATCAGCAGACACAGACGTGGTGAAAATTGGAGTGATCCAGATACTGCCGGGTTTTGGGCCTTTCATTATCTTTGGCTTTGGCCTACATATGAACAGGCAATGAAGAGAATTAATAAAATAGTTCATAAGAGAATTAATAAGTAATCATAGACTTTATACGATTTGATCTTCGTAAAGTTTTAGGTTCGCTCGCCTGTGCTTCTACCTTATTATCTAAAGTTTTTAATAACATTTTTCTTTTTCTCTTATCTAACACTATATTAGCAACATCTAACCCTTCTTGATTGATATTTTTATTAATTTGATTTTGTTTATTAACTTTTACTATTACATTTTTTTCATCTGAAACTGTTGTTTTAGGTACTATTAATAATGATGATCTTTTATAAACTTCATCATTATTTAGAGTTACAGCATTACCTCTAACTTTTTTGACTGTATAAACCTCGTCTGAGTATCTGGCTTCTGTTCCTTTTCTGAATTGACCTTTTATTTTTATTCTTACCTTGTCATTTACATCTATATCAGATATAGAAATATTATATAATGATTTCTCATAATTAATATCATATATTGTTTTGAAATGTTTTTTTAAAAATGCTTCATTAGGAGATATATAATCAATTGCTGAATGACCATTATTATTATAATTTTTTATAATTTCGTCTAAATAATCTATCCAATTTGTTGATTCTCTTTGTAAAAATAAACGTGTCAAGATCGTTTTTAAGGTTCTTGCAAATCTATCTATTAATCCTAGCGCGTGATGATCGTCTAGTATATTGGGTTGATGTATAATATTATTTTTTTCTAAAATTGCGTGAAAAGATTTATTCATAAATGTTGAATCGTTGTCACTCATTAAAATACTTGGTGTATATTCTGTTATATTGCTATCTGATATAAATTTTTTCAAAGAGTCTTGTACATTCTTATTATCTTTTTTTTTCATCTTGTAAGCCCACACTTTCCGCGTAAATACATCAATCATACATAATATATATTTATATCCTTTGTTATGTTTTTTATACTTGAACATAACATATATATCCATTTGAACCAATGATAAAGGGCGAAAGGCTACAATTTTGCCCAAAGTTCTTTTTCTCTCATTATTTATAACGGTTTGTTGTTGTTCTACTCTATTACCTATAAATTCTTCAATCTCTTGTTTGGTTGTATTTATTTTTTCGTTCTTTAGTTGTTTCAGAAATGTAGATGACGCAGGAAAATTATATTTTTTATAATAGTTTTCTAAGTCGCTTGCGGGAGAGCGCGAGCTTTCTTTTTTCATTATAATATATATGTTACATAATAATATTAATATTTTCGTGCTTTGTGGCACGTGATAGTGCTACATATTTTAATTTTTGATCCATTCTATTAAATTCATGAATAGTATAAGGTTTGTCAATGCTCATACCTTGCGCTGAATGAGTTGTAAAGGCATAACCAATTCTAAATAATTTTTGAAATTCATCGTCTTTTATTTTTAATGTTTTTATTATTTTGTCCATTACAATATTCCCATCTTTATCTTTAATTTCATTACCATCTTTATCTTTTTTTGGTACTTCTCTTGAATTTTCTACAACTATTTCTTTACTTTTATTATCAACCTTTTTTATAATATATCTCTCATTATTAATTAATTTCAGATTTCCATTATTGACCTTGGCAATCAGTGGTGTTTTATTGACTAGTATGACGTCTTGACTGTTGTCATCATATTCTAATTTTTTAAGTGTTATATAATTACTTGTTTTAGCCTTCTTATATGCAGCATCCATATATTTACTATTAATCTTTTTTCTTGTGTTATTGGTCCAACAAATGTTTATGTCATTATCTATCTTTAAGTCACTTTTAAAATCATCAGGTGTAAGATTATTGATATTATCAAATTGTATTAAATTAAAAAGTTTGTCGTTTGATCGTCGGCATGTTTGAAGATTAATATTATTATGGTCGCATAACTCTTTTAATATACTTGAGTTTTTATAATCATATTTATGTAAATCTCCTATAACGTCTAACTGGTTAAAATCTCCCGAAACTATAATATTACATTGTTTCAATTGTTTGATAATCATGAGAATTTTATAAAAATTACTATGTAACATACTCACTTCATCAACAAATATATAATCTAATTGGGTCTCCATGAATTTTGTTAATTTCTTTAGCTTACAAGCAAATTTATGAACTGTTGTTCCATCAATTAATAATGCCGCGAGATTAGTAGGTGCTAAACACTTATAAACTTTACCATTATTATTTAAATATTCTTTGATCTTATTGATTAGTGTTGTTTTGCCTGCGCCTGGTGGTCCATTGATTAACCATGACTTATTAGAATCTAATATTTTATTTATGAGTGGTTCGAAATTATTGTCTGGTACATCTGGGGTTATGTCCCATGGTTCTGTATCTAAAGTGTAATTGTCAAATCTCATATAATGAACTAATTTAGGATATTTTACACGCTTGCCGTTTGGTTCTAATTTATATTTGGGAACTGTTTTTAGTTCATCCCAATAATAACCATTTATGTTTTTCTCGTCTATGAGATCAAAGGGGAATTTATCGTCTGGAAATGTGCAGGTGATGGCGTCAGTGTTGATATCTGTTACTATCCCGCCTTTGGATTCTACAAGTATTTGAAGTCTATGTAATTCCATGGCTTCCTGTTGTACAATCTGATCGTATAATGGGCGCTCTGTTTCAATGTTAGTTGTTTTACTTGGGGCGAATACATGGAAAAACAATTTATTATTACTTACAAATGAACTCATGAAAGAACCTTCATATTGTAGAGAATATTGTAACGCCTCTATCTTTGATTCTGTAACATGTACAGAACGCCAATTAACTTTTTTCTGTGTGTTTGGTTTAAATCCTCCAATCATACTATTGATACAAGATTTTTTATAATCAGATAATACACATTTATTTTTTACTACGTAAATCTTTTCATATTCTCCATCATCATTAAGATTAATACATGTTTCGTCTTCTTGTGGTGCTCCTTCAAAGTTAATATTCTCATCTGTTCTAGTATTATAATATTCTTGTATTTGATCATAATTTAATATATGGTCATTGCAATAGTTGATAAATCCATTATAATAATCATGTTTAACAGTTGAAGAAGAATAGATAACATATTTAATATTATTTTTGGTAATAATATTATTATCTAAACAATACTGTACTAATGAATGATAATACCACCCGTTCCCTCTTAACGGAAAATAACTATCTGTCTCAATATAGTATAAGCCTTCGATAATTTTAGAATTTTTATATTCTTCTGGTTCATCCATCACGTTAAAAATACAATAATCATGTTTATGATTTAATAAAATGTTTCTTCTACATTTGTTAATATCAATAGTAAATAGTTTTTTACCTTTTACAGGCTCTTTAACAGGTTCAACGAAGGCGTAAGCGTGAGACAATGGACTATTCATAATTTCCTGAACTGTGTTATTAAAACATGATTCTGTATCACTAAACTTTACATATTGTCCTTGTTCATGCTCATTAGCGGTTTTATCTTGGTGACACGCTTTACATAAGGCTTGTAGATTGTCGATTTGGTTAGTGCCTCCATTGGCTAACGGTCTTATATGATCAATATCATATTTCTTAGACTTTAAACAACACTTACAACCAGCGCATTTTTTTTTAGATTTCTCTAATACCATTTCTTTGAATTCTTTAGTAAATTTTATTCTGCCAGTGATTTCGTCAAAATACTTTGATCTTAATTGTTTTACAACCTGCATAAATGTTTGGTTCTTAAATGGTAGGTCATTTTTTTCGCATAATACTTTTACTTCCTTATATGTTATATTATGTACTGCGTTAGGATCACAAACAAACATATATATAATATTATTTTTCTTATATTTAAATGCCTCAATTTTTGTTTTTTTACATTTGATATTATCGGGTACGCCGTGATCAACTATGAGACTTTGGAAGATATCATTAATACTAGTAGTTCCAAGACGTGAAAACATATATATAGTATTCTTGGTTTCGGTAAAGAAGGTTTTAGGATTCTCAATAATATCATAATCATCATATATATTTGCTTTTTCCTCATGTTCATCAGATAATAAAGATGTATTCCAATTTTCTTTTTCTTTCACTGTTTCAACAAGAGATTTACGCATTACATCATCCATTATTAAATACATATGATTATTAACAGAGAAGTATATTAATGCTTTGTGATTTTGATTTTTACTCAAACTTTTAATAATAATAGATTTATGTACATCTAGGCAATAATGAGTAATATCATATTTTTCGCAAATACTATTAACACATTGAGGACTAATACCATATTCTACACTCCAACATTGATTTTTATTTTTATAATATTCTTTACACATATCTATAAATTTATCTCTGGTTAATTTGAGTTCCTCCCCATACATACCAATAAAATTATCTACAACACATGTCCCCGTATTTTGCAAAAATTCTCGGTATTCACTTATACAATTATACATTAATGCAGTGGCGTTTTTCATTGCGTTATCTTCTTTTGATACTGTTGTTGATTCTTTTTCAACAATAGATGTTATAGTTACTTCAACTACAATCCATTCAATTTCAGGTGATGGTTCTACTTTATTGTATTTTTCTGTCATGGTATCTTTGAATTGTTGTATTAGTGACTCTCTGGTTCCTTGATAACTTCCGCTATCCTCAAAATTCTGATAATAAACGTATTCTTTAATACGTCCAAATTTTTCATTTTTTGTAAATACTTGTTTGCATTTGATAATTCCTGTTACATTCCAACGTTTATTTTTATTTTCTTCATTATATTTTTGTTCTTGTTCCCATTTCACAAATATTTTTTCAACATTTTTACTATTCAAGTCTATTTTTTCGTCAAGTTTATCAATATTTTTGGATAATTTTTTTATTTTTTTGAGTTGTTTATACATTTTCTTGTCATTCACGTCAAAACCCATATTAATAAGATTACTAATTTTTGGTTTGAGGTGTTGTACTAGCGCTGGTATTGTTTTGAAATTTGTTACTTTAGTGTGAAGTACTTCTTTAATCATTGTTTGACCTATCGATTTGTTTTTGAAGCCTAATGACTTATATACATTTTTATCAATTCTTGAAAGATTTACCATTTTTTTTATTATATATATATATATTAGATAATATTTTTATTTCTTTAACCCTTTTTTTATAAAATTAATTTATTAAAAATTAATTTTATAATTTCTATATATATTATTTTAGAAAAAAATTTGAATTTTTTTTTATCAAAACTCAAAAGGCGCTCTTTCTGATGCCTCTTCAGCATGTAAAAATCTTAATAACGCTTGATCTTCAGCTTGTTCAAGTCTGTAATCTGCACGTGAATAATATTTTTTTGAAGCTTTAGCACATTTGACTTTAAATTTTTCGTACTTCTCTGGATCAGTCTTGATCTTTTCATTATAGTACTTTTTAGCGTTAGCTGCGTTACGTTGTCTAACTACTTCAACATATGCCGCTAACTCTTCGGGAGTCATAGACTGAACATTTTTTTTATTTGCCATTTCTATATATATATTATATAGATATTATTTTTTTAAGTTATTTTTCTAATATATATATATTAATATCTTTTTAAGTATTTTTTTAATTTGTTTTTTTTATAAAAATGCTGCTCCATCCTGTCAAATAATGAACCAACGTCGAAAACCATCGCACGATCATTTAAGACCGTGAGGCTTGACAGGATAGAGGGCACGAATTGGGGATGCCCCGCTGTTATGCAACTCGGACGTCTCCGAGGACCAAACAGACTATTCGGCAGGTCTCAGATGTGTCACTTTTCCGCTGTCGAGAAATTATCATTGCATCTCGGACGTCTCCGAGGACCAATAACAATAGCCCGACGGGTCCCGGATTCGAACCGGGTACCACAGATCAGATTTTCACACCATAACCAGTATGACGGATTTGTCATGACCTTAAAAACGATTTTTAGGGTTTATATCTGAACGGAATTCATTTTTTAGAAATTTGGCCCGGTCACGCGGAATGTCACGGTGTTCGTCTAAAATTAGTAGTAAATTGTTTTTCGATCCAAAGATTCAATTATTGTACCTGCAGATGAATTACAGGAACCGGTGAGTGGGCGACCGGGCGGGCGAGCTGGCGAGCGGGCGGGCGAGTGGGCGGGCGAATGGGCGAGCGGGCGGGTACAGATGCAGGCGGCA